CTACACAAACAGGCTTACAGGCTCTAGAGGCTCGTGCTTCTCAGGGTAATCCCTTACTTCAGTCTGCACAAGGTCAATTGCAAAACACCATTTCTGGTGGATTCTTGCAAGGCAACCCATTCTTTCAAGGTGCTTTCCAACCTGCGGCACAAGCGGCTCAGTCTCGTTTTGAGCAGACATTGGGTGATGTAGGTTCTGCGGCATCTCGTGCAGGTCGTTATGGCGGTGGTGCTATGCAGACATTGCAAGATCGTGCGAGTGGTCAGTTTGCTAAGAGTTTGGCTGACACAGCGGGTCAATTGGCTTATCAGAACTATGCTCAAGAGCGTGGTATGCAACAGCAAGCTACGATGGCTGCCCCTGCGATGGCTCAAGCTGACTACCAAGACATTCAGAATATGTTGGCGGCAGGTCAGGCTCGTGAGGGCTACACAGGCGCACAACAGCAAGCGGATATTGCTCGATTCAACTTCTTGCAAAACCAACCACAACAGAACTTGCAGAACTATTTGTCATTGGTTTATGGCAATCCTTTGGGACGAGTTACTAGCCAAGATGTTGAAGGTCCATCTACCTTGCAAAACTTGTTAGGTATTGCTGCTGTTGCTGGCGGTGTTGAAAAGAATACTGGATGGTTAAGTAAGGGATGGAACTCCCTCTTTGGACCTTGATATAAGGAATAACATGGCTGGACTATTAGACATTTTCGGTACAGGCGGAGTAGACACAATGGGTCTGCTCGGTATGTCACCTGCTGACATTCAGCGTAATCGTGACGATGCTCAGGCTCAGGCTTTGTACGCTTTAGCAGGGCGTTTGTTCCAAGGTGGTAACACAGGCGCTTCTATTGCTCAAGGTCTTCAACAAGGTCAGCAAGCGTATAAAGGCGCTATGCAAGGTACTTTGCAAGATCAATTGCAAGCGTACCAACTGCAAGAACTTAAGAGGAAGAAAGAACTTGAGCAACAAGCCTTAATGCGTCAGCAAGGTGTTGAGAGCCTAATCACGCAAGCATATCGTCCAGAGACATTTGCTGATACACCATTGACAAACATGATGGGTCAACAGATTGCAGGACCAAACCAACCACAATCGGCAGGTCTTGGTTTAGAGGCTCTTGCTCCTAAGTTGATGGCAATACCAGAAGGTCGTAAAGCACTTTCTGATTTGCTTTCTGCTCAGAAAATGATGGGTGGTGAAACAACTACTTTAGCTGAAGGCGCTAATCTTGTTCGTATCAATCCATTTACAGGTAAAGTTGAAACTGTGGCTCAAGGCGCACCAAAGCGTGAGCCAGTACCTAGTGCAATTGCTGAGTATAAGTTTGCACAAGACCAAGGTTTTAAAGGTAGTTTCCAAGATTTTGAATTAGCAAAGAGAGCCGCTGGCGCACCTAAAGTAGCTGTAGATTTGAAAGACCCAACAGCAGTAGCCAAAGCACAAGCTGACATTGTTAAAGATTGGCGTGGTGTTGTTAAAGACACAGGTGCAATGGAAGTTGCGGATAGATTTAAAGCAGCAAAGGCGGCAGTAGTAGAAGGTAACTCAGGAAACAAAGCCGCTGATGGCGCATTGATATATGCCATTGGTAAGATTTATGACCCATCTGGTGCTGTTCAAGAGGGCGACAAAGCTACCATTCTTGGCAATCGTTCTATTCCACAATCAATCAAGGCTTATGCTCAAAGAGCATTAAATGGTCAATCATTGTTGCCAGAAGAACGAGAAGGATTGCTTGCTGTAGCTTCTAAGGTTGTTGAGTCAAAAGCAAGAAATCTTGAGGCTCAAAAAGCACCTTATGTGTCTATCTCTCAGCAAATGCGTGGCGATGGTTCTTTGTTGCTAAACCCATTGTCAGAGGCTTTAACTGCCCCTGTTGAGAAGCCTACTGGTATGCCTACATTGGCAGAAATTCAAGCAGAAATTGCTCGTAGAAGGAAGCCATAATGGACTTAACAAAACTGTCAGACGATGATTTGATGGCTTTGCAGATTGGAGACTTGTCTAAAGTCTCTGACGCAGGTTTGGCTATTCTTAGTGGTACTGAGCAACCAAAACCACCTAAGAAAATGACACGAGAAGAAGCAATTAAGGAAATTACTACTCCTCCTCGTGCAGAACAAATGCAAGTTGGTAGTGCCAGAGATTTTGGTCGACAATTAGGTTTGACAGGTAGAGCCGCTGTTACTGGTGCTTTGTCATTGCCTACGATTGGTGCTGATGCGCTTACAGGCTTGATTAACACCATTGCTGGTAGACAAGTCATGCAACCTTCTAGCCAAGGCTTACAAAGCCTGATGACTCAGTTAGGTGTACCAACTCCTCAGACTCCACAAGAGCGAGTAGTGCAAGACATTTCAAGTGCAGGATTCGGTGTTGCAGCCCCTGCGTCTATGGCTCGTAACTTACCTACTGCGGCTCAAGAATTCTTAACTAAGAGTGTAGGCACACAAGCTACTGCGGCGACTGGTGGTGCATTGGCATCAGGTGCGGCTCGTGAGAGTGATGTAGGTCCATTAGGACAGACTCTAGCGGCATTAGCAGGCGCTACCACAGCAGGCGGTGTTACAGGCGCTGCACCTATCCTAGCTAGGACAACAAAAGAGATTGTGCGTCCATTTACCCAAGCCGGTCGTGAAGTCATTACTGGCAATGTGTTGCGTAACTTGGCAACAGACGCTGAACAAGCAATCAAAGCCGGTCAGACTTATACGCCTAAGATTGGTGGATATACGCCTACTACAGCCCAAGCGACTCGTGATCTTGGTTTGATTAACGCTGAGACTGCATTAAGAGGAATGGATAACACCAAGGCTCGTTTTGCTACTCAGGCTTTAGAAGCTAACCAAGCACAAATGGCTATCCTTAATCGTCTTGCAAAAGATGATGATGTATTAAAAGCGGCTATCAAGAAGCGTGATGAGGTAACTGCACCATTGAGAGAGCAAGCCTTTGCTAACTCTACTGTTGACCCAGATACATTCCAATCCGCTATTGCTTTGACAGTTAACAAGACTATTGATGACATTCTTGCTTCACCAGTAGGCAAGCGTCAGACTGTTATGTCTGTGCTTAAAGATGCCAAAGACGATGTGGCTCGTGCGGCAAGCCCTGCTGAACTGTATGAGATTCGCAAGGATTTGAGAGCAAAGGCACAAGGCTTGTTAGACAAGTCTGAGAGTGGTGGTCCTACCTCTGGTGCTTTCAGAGCCGCTAAACCTCAACTAGAGTCTGTTATTCGTGCTGTTGACGATGCTATTGAGGCAGGCGCTACTGGCTACAAAGACTACTTATCTAAGTATGCGGCTTCTAGCAAGGGCATTGAGCGTCTTGAGGCGGCTCAACAGTTTAAGGGCAAGGTTCTTTCAACGACTCCTGACCCATCAAGAATTAACGATTATCTAATCTCTCAGCCTGCGTTTACTCGTGCTATTCGTGCGGCAGAGAAAGACACTAATCTGTCTACCACTCAATTGGCAGTTTTGAAGCGTGTTGCTGAAGACTTAGATAGTGGTGTTTTGCCTCGTGCTACCAAGCCAATGGGTTCAGATACATTTAAGAACATGAGTACTGCCAATGTGATTGGTGGAATGATTGGTAAGCAAATGTTTGGTGATGTTCCTCCTGTCTTGCAGAAGGTATCTGCACCAATGAACTGGTTATATAACGGCACAGACGATGCCATCCGTGAGTTGTTGGTTAACGCTATGTTAGACCCTAAACTTGCGGCTTCATTGATGAAAAAAGCATCAGTTATGACTGTAGAGCCTCTTAACAGAGAATTGCAACGAAAGGCACTAGCTTTAGGTTATGGTGCTGCATTTGGATTAACGGAGTAAAACATGGCAAAGACAAAGATTTCGGAATTTTCTAGCACCCCTGCTAATAACACAGACATTGATAGCATTAACATTGCCGAGGGCTGCGCCCCTAGTGGCATTAACGATGCTATTCGTGAGTTGATGGCTCAGTTAAAGGACTTCCAAACTGGTGCTGTTGGTGACTCGTTTAACGGACCTATTGGTAGTTCTACGGCATCTACTGGTGCGTTTACTACTCTGAGTGCTACTGGTGCTATTACATCTACCTTGGCTACTGGAACAGCGCCTTTGGTGATTGCATCTACTACTAAGGTAGCTAACCTTAATGTTGACTTGCTAGATGGTGCTGATTGGGCTGCTCCTGCGGCTTTGGGTTCTACAACCCCTGCGGCTGTATCTGCTACTACTTTAAGCGCTTCTAGCACTTTGAGCGTTACTGGTGCAGGTTCTATCCAAGGCTTGACAGTAGGCCGTGGTGCAGGTGCTGTAGCTTCAAATACTGCGGTGGGTGTTAGTGCTTTGGCGGCTAATACGACTGGTCTTGCAAACGATTCTTTCGGCTATCAATCACTTAATAGCAATACTACAGCAAATGAAAACGTGGGTTTTGGCTATCAAACTTTGTTTTCTGCTACAACTGGTGGAACAAATACGGCACTAGGAAGTGCCGCTGTTCGCAGTACCACAACAGGCACAAGCAACACAGGCGTTGGCTATCGTGCCCTCTATTCCAACACCACGGCCTCCAACAATACTGCTGTTGGATACCAAGTCTTATACAGCAACACAACTGGTGCAAATAACATTGGTATGGGTGCGCCTGTTGCAGGGTTTTCAAGCTCAACGCTTTACGCAAATACAACTGGCACACAAAACAACGCTTTTGGTTCATCTGCGTTAAGTGCAAATACTACTGGTAATGAAAATAACGCTTTTGGATATTTGACTTTATTGAGCAACACTACTGGAGCGAACAATACAGCTTATGGTAATCGTGCGCTTCAGAATAACACCACAGCATCTAATGTTACGGCTCTAGGCTATCAGGCTGGATACGCAAACACGACTGGTACTTATGGAGTCTTTGTAGGTTATCAAGCAGGCGTTGCGACTACAACTGGAAATCTAAACACCTTTGTCGGCCCCGTCTCTGGTTCAGCAGTTACAACAGGCGCTAAGAACACAATTCTTGGCGGTTACACAGGCAACCAAGGTGGCTTAGACATTCGCACTCTTTCAAATTATCTTGTTCTTTCTGACGGTGATGGCAATCCTCGGATTTACCATAACGGTACAACTGTTGTAATTCCAAACCTTCCAACATCTTCTGCTGGACTGCCAACAGGTGGTTTGTATGTAGTTGCTGGCGCTTTAATGGTGGCATGATGATTACGCAAAAGCAAGCCTTAGACCTCTTTGAGTACCTTGATGGCACGTTATTTTGGAAAATTAAACCTGCCAAACAGATTGCAATTGGCGCAGAAGCAGGGTGCAAAAACAGTCACGGCTACTCTGTTGTTCGTGTCAATGGAGTGCTGCATGGTACTCACCGCATCGTATTTTTAATGCACCACGGATATTTGCCACAGTACATTGACCATGCAGACGGCAACAAATTAAACAACAGCATTGAAAACTTGCGTGAAGCTACCGCCTGTCAAAATGCCTATAACAAACCAGCGCAATCAAACAACAAATCAGGTGAAAAGGGAGTGCGTTGGCACAAACAGATTAAGCACTGGTGTGTTGAAATACAGGTCAATAAAGTAAAGCACTATTTGGGCATTTACAAAGACCTAGAACTAGCCGCTTTGGTAGCATCCGAAGCAAGAACTTTGTATCACGGAAACTTTGCAACTCAAGGCACGCTTGGATGCCGCTAATCTTTAAACTGAAAGGTAAATCATGTCAGAAATCACTACACCTACCGCAGAAGAAATTGCTCGTCACTACAGCGCAGCAATGGACTCAGTAAACTTGATTAACGCAGGTAAACCAGAAGGCATGGAAGATGCTGATTGGGCTGACTGCGTTGCTCGTAATCAAGAGCATTTAGTTATTATGTTGGCTAAAGACTTCTGGACTAATGAAGATTTGTCTGCAATTCGTTCAGCATCAGTTTAATCAGGAAGCCACTACCTGAACTTAGTGGCACATTAGGAGAAAATCATGGGCGAGAAAAAAACAAACCCTGTGACAATTGACGGAGTTGAGTACGATGTAAACGACTTTACTGACCAACAGAAAATGCTGTTAGATCATGTAGTTGACTTAGATCGGAAACTTAATTCTGCTAAATTCAATGCTGACCAGCTTCAAGTTGGTCGTGACGCTTTCTTCACAATGTTGAAGCAATCACTAGATAAAGTAGTAGAGGCAAAGTAAATGGACAATCACACCGCAGAAGCGGCTTCAGCAGTAGCGACTAAAGCATCTTCAATAGCCACTTATGGAGGCGCTAGTAGTGCCGTATTCTTTGGTTTAACAGCCAATGAGTTTGGTACTCTCTGTGGTGTGGTGATCGGTTTAGTTGGTCTGATAGCTAACATCTGGTTCAAGCACCAACACTTAAAATTGGCTCGTAAAGAATCGGGACATGACTAAATGGTTTGCGCTACTGCTTATATGTATTGTTTTATGGGCTAAGGCGCAGACTTTTTGTATTGTTACTGATTTTTACGGGTTAAGTTGGTTGCATAACCCTTCTGAGAGACATCAAAGATTATCTGAGTGGTTAACAACAAATGGCGATAGTTGCAATTCTGAACAACTAGTAGGCATTTGGAATAACCTAGCATTGTGGGCAGGGGTTGCGGATAGTGCGGAGTTAAGGTCAAAAGTTCTTTTTTACTATGCAAGAGCAATGGAGAGAGAGAAAAAATGATTACCTTTGACAAATGGTATCCGATGGTTCAGCCTACACACACAGCGACACAATTGGCTTTTGATAAAGCGGTTGAAAAGGTACAAGAAGAATATCGTTATGCAGTAGCGGCTAACAAACTAGAGTTTAAAACTAGAGAGGTAGAAGTTGAACTGTATGACAAACGGGCAAGACAAAACACAATAGAGTTAGGCTCGTTTGAAAACCGCAGAAGATTCCAGATTTTTGTTTGAGGTTATATGGACAAACCTATTCGTAAACCAAAAGCGCCTGTGCCTGACACCAAAGAAAAGTTGACCCTGTATGTCACATTGATGGTTAGCACTACCCTTTGCATTTCTGTCTTGGCTATGGTTGCCGCTTTCATTCTTGGCTTGTGGGCTAAAGAAGTTGACAATGCCGAGATTTTTAAAATGATTTCGCCAGCGTTTAGCACTTTGAGAGGTGGCATGATTGGATTCTTATCTGGTATCAAACTTATGCAAAATGAAGACAATAAACCAAAGGATACAAAATGATTGGACTTGATGCACTCTTGGGCGTAGGCTCAAAACTTATAGACAAGCTAATCCCCGACCCAGAGGCTAAAGCCAAAGCGCAACTTGAACTTGCAAAAATGGCACAAGATGGCGAATTAGCAAAGATAGCCAACGAAACTAAGCTGTATGAGACTGAGCAAAACAACCTCACAGAGCGTGCTAAAGCTGATATGGCATCTGACTCTTGGATGTCTAAGAATATTCGCCCTATGACTCTTGTATTCCTTTTGGTGGCTTATTCTGGGTTTGCTATTGCCTCCATCTTTGATTATGAAACCCGTGGCGCTTATGTTGAATTGCTTGGGCAATGGGGGATGTTGGTTATGAGTTTCTACTTTGGTGGTCGCACTATGGAAAAGATTGCAGATCGGGTTAAGAAATGAATCTCACTAAACACTTTACTTTAGAAGAACTTACATTCTCAGAAACCGCAGAACGCAATGGATGGGATAACACGCCAAATGATGCAGAACTTGAAAACCTTAAAAGACTTGCTGAGTTCCTTGAGGAGGTCAAGGCAGCCTTGGGTGGACGACCCGTCATGGTTAACTCGGCTTTTAGATGTAAGCAAGTCAATGACGCTGTTGGCTCTAAAGATAGTAGCCAGCATCGTACTGGTTGTGCTGTGGACATCAGAGTACCTAAACTAACCCCTGATGAAGTTGTCAAAATCATCATAAATGCGGGTTTACCCTATGACCAAGTGATTCGTGAGTTTGACAGATGGACTCATATAAGTATCCCAAATACGCCAGAAGCTAAACCTAGAAATCAAGCGTTAATCATTGATAAAACTGGCACTAGGGCTTTTAATTAAAGTGACATAGACAAACGATTTAATCTCGCCTATGTCAAATATACCAACACCCAAAGATGCTGAGATTTTTGCCGAGAGCATTAAAAAATGGCAACAGATACTCAATCTGGGTGATTGGCGAATAGAGAAGGGCACTAAGCCTGCCAAACAAGCAATGGCGTCTGTTGAGTTCAACGAGAACGCTAGGCTTGCTGTTTACAGGTTAGGCGACTTTGGTGCTGAGAAAATAACCGATGATTCGCTAGACAGAACTGCGCTTCATGAGTGTCTGCACATTTTATTACATGACTTAATGACAGTAACAGCAGACCCCAAGTCCTCAGACGAGGATATTGAAATGCAAGAGCATAGGGTCATCAATCTTTTGGAAACACTCTTAAAGGATTCTCATGGGGTCATATAACGAAACCTGTACTGATGTTGATTTCATCAAGCTATGGGGTGAATTAAAGTCTGCGGCAAAAGTAGCGCAACATCTTGGTATTGTTGTTAGAGCAGTTTATTTGCGTAGAAGATGGATTGAAGACCATTACCAAATCAAACTAAATGCGGCTGACCATCGTGGCTCTAAATACGATACTGGTAAACCTAAATCATTCTCTCCGTTAAAACAGATTGATCTTGGTATGCTAGATGGGACTGTCATAGTCTTCTCTGATGCTCACTTTATTCCTAGTCAGCGTTCAACGGCATTTAAAGGGCTTTTATGGGCTATCCAAGAGTTCAAACCCAAGGCAGTAATATGCAATGGCGATGCTTTTGACGGAGCGTCTATAAGCCGTTTTGATGCGTCTGATACTCCGCAGACTTCTGTCATACAAGAATTACGGGCTTGTCAGGCAGCGCTTGATGAGATCGAGGAAACAGCTAAAGCTGAGAGAAGCAATGTAAAGCTAATCTTTACATGGGGCAATCACGACTCTCGATTTGCCAATAGGTTAGCCCAACACGCACCACAATTTAAAGATGTTCTAGGGTTTAAGCTGACAGACCACATTCCTAACTGGGAGTTTTGTTGGACTTGTTGGTTGACCCCTGAAGTCATTGTGAAGCACAGATATAAGAACGGCATCCATGCCACTCATAACAATACTGTTAACGCTGGTGTCTCCATTGTAACTGGACACTTGCACTCATTAAAAGTGACTCCGTTTAGTGATTTTAATGGCGTGAGATATGGCATAGATACAGGTACACTTGCTGAGGTAGATGGTCCGCAGTTTACCTACGGAGAACTAAACCCTAGCAACCACAGATCAGGTTTTGCGGTTTTAAATTTGTTTAATGGCAAATTACTATTGCCAGAACTTGTACAAAAGGTTGATGAGGATATGGTTGAGTTTCGTGGTGAAGGAATTGATGTAGGTGCATTTTGAGTGCTTGGCTAATAATTCTCACAGGGGCAATCTATGCCTACATAGCTGGCGAACAACTATGGAAAGACAACCCACACATGGCAATAGTCTATGCAGGCTACGCCTTCTCGAATGTGGGTCTTTACTTATTGGCTAAGTAGAATCTTTAAATTGTGCAACTTAAATGCATTTCTCTTTTTTTATAAATATACGCAGCATGAGCATCTTCTGCTGTATCAAACAATCCTAAATAAAAAACTTTTTTGTTTTTTGTTATTTGAGCTGTAAATTTTCCACTTGATTTGTGGAAAGAAGCTCCAATCAATTTAGTTTTACTATTTATTTTTGCTCTTTGCAAATTTTGATTGTTTTCATTTCTTGACACTAATCGTAAATTTTCAATTCTGTTGTCATGCTTGATGCCGTTTATATGGTCAACATCCATTCCATGCAAGTCGCCATTTACAAGCATCCAAATCAAACGATGAACATAAAAATTCTTATCTTTAATTTTTGCTTGTAAATATCCGTATTTATTTTTAACACCAACAACTGACCCAATTTTTCTATTCGTTGATAGATATTTACTAATTAGTTGACCTTCTTTGTACTCAAACAATTCAGCCAATACTTCTTGTGATGGAAGTGATATGCGATATTTCATCTTGTCTCCCCAGACAAAAAAGCCCACAAAGACAGTCTCAGCTTTCGCTGTGGGGAGACACCGCTAGTACGATGCAGACTGCCTTTATGGGCTTACTAGAATATCTCTCCCCAGAGATGATTACATTGTATCAGAAGACTTAACGAACAATCCGTTAGGCAATAGCGTCCCACGCCTATTTTTAATTTGGTCGTAGGCAACTTCCATGCAGTCTACCAGATTCAAGTCCTGTAGAGCGCAATAATTAACAAGGCATACCATAACATCGCCCACACTATCAACAATTGCGTCACGATCTTTTTTAATGGTTGCATCGGCTAGTTCTCCAAGTTCAGACATAGCCTTGAGTAGCTGAGTCTCTGGGTTGCTATTAGGAATAATTTTCCTAGCTTCAGACCATTGAATGATCTTAATTTCTACTGCTGCGTACGACATTGCCATTCCCTTTCGTTTCTACCTGAGTTTGATCTAACCATTTTTCCTGTTAACTCAATCAATCCAATTACTCTCATTTCGTTCAAGCGTCTAGCGACTTGATTGCCATCTAGGTTAGTCAATCCTGCTATGCCATCTTTACCCAAAGCACCATATTCTTGTAGGCACTCTAGGATGATTCTGTGGTGTTCTGAGACTACAGGCTTGATAGCCTCTGCTGCTTCAAAAGAAGTTACTGGGTCTGTGCTTCTCACTCTTGGAAACTCTCCAAGCGGAAACATTGTCTTAAATATTCTTTTGTAGTCCATTACTTTCTCCTTTAGTTGGGGTACTCGCTGCGTCTGTTGGTACTGCACCTCATGAACTAAATCACTTGGCTGAGTGTCATCCAACAGCATCCGCTTTCCCCCGTTAACTTAAAATGGCGCTGAGTCGTCAAAGTCATCTCGTACAGAGCGCTTTGTCGGTGCTTTAGCTTCCTTTTGATCTTTAGCTTTGATAGACAAGGACATGAACTTAGAGCCGTCCTTGCCCTCTTTAATCCATGCGCTAATCCAGAAATCTACACCCTCTACATTGAGTGACCCTTTGTAGTGAGGAAACTTTTCGTCATCTCTGCGGTCGTTCTTCCATAACGCACCACGATTTTCATTGTTATATTCCATTTAATACTCCTTTGTAAGCTGAAAACTCTTTATGCAACTTGTTGGTTGCTTCTATTGCTACTAGTTCAGCTAATTCTTTACTGTCGTAGTAACCAAAACTATGACACTTTGAATTAACTCTTAATTGAACAAACCATTTTTTATCTCTTTTGTGCCACATTACTCCTTTAATTCCACTTGTATTCCTTGTGCTAACTTTTTGGTTCATTGCATTTTGAGATTTTGTTGCTTCTCTCAAATTTTCAATTCTGTTATTTTTTCTATTGCCATCAATATGGTCAACAAATTTTGGCAAATATCCATGGTGATACAAAAAAACTAACCTATGAACTTTCTGGAATTTTGAATTTACATGAATTCTGTAATACCCAGTTTTTTCATCAAATGTTCCAGCAGGTTGACCAATTTTTATTGCATATCCTTTTTGAACTTTCCAGTACAAAACGCCATCGGAATAGTCAAAATAATCACAAACTTCTTTTTGCGTAATCATTTATAACTCCTTAGCTTTCTTTAAAGCGCTTCTTACTTTACTAGGCAGCAGAGTCCACAATGCTATCTTTTGTTCAGCATCTAGGTTCTCAGCTTCCAACTTTACCCAAGCTGTCTTAGGTTCTTCTTTATCACAGAGAGCAATTAAGTCCATTGCTAACTCTTTGAGATAAATCTGTTCATCTTCTGGGATGCTATCCATTGCGCCCTGTGTTGGCGTGATGATAACTTTTTCTTGTGGGACATCTTCATCGGGCAAGTCTTGACCAGCATAGATGTATAACCCAAGTCCATGCAAACCAAGTGCTTTGGTCATACAGCGCATGATGGCTGTGTTAACCGCAAAAGCATCACACTCAACTCGATACTCTTTGCCGTACTTAGAGACTGCTGTATAGCCCTTTAAAGGGATTGCTTTGTTGCTTGAGTCCATAACTGGCAACTGGCAGGTCATTGGCTTGTCAAACATTGTAACTGTCACCCAAACCATTGCTGTGCCATTGATTTCCATGTAGCACTTATCGCCAAACATCTCTACTTTGTAAGTAGCTTTAGGGTCTGCTTTAAGGGCTTCTGCCCATGCCCAAGCCCATGAAAGGTAGGTTAGGTTTTGTTTCTTTTCAGTATGCTCGTTAACATTTAACTTGAGTAGTGCTTCTATTGACATTTCATTCTTCCTTTAAATATTCTTCAATCATTGCTTCTTTGTCTTCCTCGTATAAATCCTCGAAAGGTACGAAGTGGTTTTCTCCACAGCATGAGCCGTAGGTCTTAGGATTTGTGCAGTAGCAGCAATAAGTACCTGATAGGTCTTTGATTGCATCTTCTCTGGTAATCATTGCAGTCTTTCAACTTGCTTTGCCAACAACCACTTGTCACCAAGTTTGAGGACTGATCTAACCCACTTGCGCTGGTTGTGTTGGTTGACCTCTGTAGGGACTAGCTTGTTGTTATAAAGCTGTCTTGCTTTGCGTCTTAGTTCTTGTGTGTTCATTTCAACTCCACAAGTTCAAGCACTAAACCTTCTTCGTCAGGGTCTCCACCATAACTAAGAACACCATATTTTTTGTTTTTAAGTTTGACAACAAGAGGAACATCTGGATTGCAGAAGTCATCTTTATCTGGTGCGTTATCGTATTTGACCATGCTGTCAGCCATTGCTTTACAGACTTGACGCGTTGTGAATGGTAGTAAAAATGCCATGATTAACCTCTCCATGCCAACATAACACCCCAACCGCCAAAGATAACGATTGCCAATGTCCACTCAACTAGCGTTTGAATAATCTTGCTTTTCATTTAGTTCTCCTTAAAGACCCTTGCGATTTGCTTGGGCTGATGGTGATTGTAAAGTTTTCTGAACAAGCGTCAACATTTATTTTATAAGTACTTTCCCTAGTGTCTCTTTCTATCAACACTTTGTTGATTTTGGTATACTGTTTAGATGGATAAACAAACCGCTATCAAACTTGCAGGCTCACAGAGTGCGCTTGCCCGTATCTTTGGGATTGAAAGGTCTGCTGTTCACCAGTGGAAAAAGATTCCATTACTCCGTATTTATCAACTCAAAGAACTCAAGCCAGAATGGTTTAAATGACACAAGCACAAGTAATTAAAGCCCTCCAGAATGGTCCGTTGACCTCAAGAGAGATTTCTAACCTGACTGGTATGCCACAAGCTACTGTCTTGTCAACAGCAAAGAAACTGCGCTACAAGGGCGATCTAACGACTGAGTTGGTTAAGTCAGGCAAGCATTGGGTTGCTCAGTACACGCTCTCTGAGGCTCTTGTAGAGGCTAAGAAACCGAAAGAAGATCGCTGCTTGCTAAACCCATTTGACATTCGTAACGCCAAAGGCATATTCACCCCTGCTGAGTACCGAGTGATGAACGCACAGGCTAAACGATTGTTTAAAGGTAATCCAGACTTTACAAAGCAGATTACAAACAATCAAAGAATTTAAGTTTACAGAAGGCTTTTTTAAGTTTACAATGTTTTGAAACACGGCTA